TGTCAATCTCGCTGCCTGTGACGTCGAAGACATCGCACCGGCTTTCGTTGAAGGTATGTCCGAGTTGTGCAGTCTCCATAGCAGGACAGGCGTTGGAGAGTCTGGCGAATACCTGTCACCCGACATCGACCGACAAGTCGGACTGGGAATGCTCGGTCTTGCCAACCTGCTACGAAGGTACGGAGTAACGTACAAAGAATTTGGTAACGCTTTGGAAGTGGTCAACAGTGGTGATCAAGTCAAAGAGTTCACCCCTGCTATCACCCTTGCTCTTGAATTCCAAAGTGGCGTCGCCCAAGCTGCGTCGATTGCACGAGTTAACAACATGGATCGTGCCTTCGCTATTGCTCCTACTGCTTCTTGTAGTTACCGATACAAAGACCCGGATGGCTACACTGCCACCCCTGAGATTGCTCCTCCCATTGCCCGTCAAGTAGACCGTGATAGCGGTACCTTTGGCGTCCAGAGCTACGACTACGGTCCTGTTGAGATCGCATCGGAAGTTGGCTGGGATGCATATAAAAAAGTTGCAGACGGTATCATGCGTATGCTTGATAAGACCGGACTTCTGCACGGCTACAGCTTCAATAGTTGGTCTGATGTGATCACCTATGACGAAGCGTTTATTGAAGACTGGCTTGCTTCCCAGCAAACTAGCCTCTACTATTCGCTTCAGGTAATGGGAGACACCCAAGACAAGACCAGCGCCTATGCTGCCTTGGATGAGGAAGACGTCGAAGATTACCTGGAGTCGCTTCTTAATGACCCTGCTCCTGATTGTAATTGCGGCGAATGAACCCTTATCAAAAACTCCTAAATCGTAAACGTACTTGGACACCCGTCCAAACTACTGCTGGTAAACTTGTCGAAGGTGCGGAAGAAACTATTTACCGTGCCTTGGCAATCCGCCACATGGAACTACCAGTAGGTGACTTTATCCACGATGCACTAAAAAATGAAGTACCTCAAATGGCGAGGGACCTCCTTCTGTCCAATATCAAGGACGAAGAAAACCACGACCTTGCACTCGGTTACATCGCCAACGCTATCGGGGTTGATGAACAAGCTGAGGAAGAAGCCAAGCGTCTGCGCGACGCCTGGATTGCTCATCCAGATCACACAATCCTCAAAGCGCTGGTTGCCGAACGTGCAGTTTTCTTTGTGCTCCTCCCATTCTTCCGATTTAACGGTGATGCTGGTCTCCGAACAGTAAGTGCCGATATCTCACGAGACGAACAAGTCCATGTTGCAACGAATAGCCTGGTATGTCGTGAGCTTAATCTCGATTGGAGTCCTTCTCTGGATAAGCTCCGTAAGGCAACCATTAATTGGGTGATGCAACCTCTTGGTAATTCATCTAATAAATATTTGAACAAAAAATTTTGGCTCGATTCTAGCGACCGCTTAATGTATGAGGGTAAGGCACCTGAACTAGCCGAAACTAAGAGAGCCAGAATGCCTGCTTTCTTCGAACATGCGAACCCCAACCTCCCTCAATACGCTTGATCTTCTAGATGTAAGGGGCATGACAGCTAATGCCATGCTCGCTAAATTAGAAGAAAACTTTCCACCCACCAACCCTACACCTGAAGATACAATGGAAAAAATTATGTACCGATCTGGTCAGCGTAGTGTCGTTGAGTGGGTCATCCAATACATGGAGGAGAATTAGTGGCTTACCAGTATAACGGTCAATTCTTCGCAACTCTAGGCGGTCAACAGAAAGCACAGTACTACAATAAGTTGAATGCAAGTCAAAAAGCTGTTGTAGATCAACTCGCTACAAGTCAAGCTCTAAAGGCAACTGGTGGGAAGGTTGCAGCGGCGACTTCGTTTCTAAAGAGCCAAAAACTTGGTTCCATTGCTAAAGATTTGTTTGGACAACAGCAGCAATCAGCCCCTGCTCCTGCTCCTGCACCTGCCCCCGCGTCTCCAGCTGGTCCTAATTACAAAGCTCAATTAGCAGAACTTACTGCCGCTTCTAAAAACTATAAGAAAGAAGCTGAGGCACTTATTGCCGAAGGTAAAGCGAAAGTAGCTCTGTTGGAAGACGAGCAACTGCAAGCAGAAAAGGCTCAACAACTCCAAGCGCAACTGGCTATTCAATCTGCTGTCAGCCAAAAACTTGGTCAGATGGCACCTACTGTCAAAGGTGCACCATCATCTAAAATGCAGATTGGTGGTACTCAGAAATTTAAAACTGGAGCAAAACAATTCTCCCTCCCACAAATTCAAACTGCATCGGGTCTGAATATCCCGACTGCTAATACCTTGAACATCTGATGTCTGCTAAACAACGCTATGACAGATTGTCTTCAGACCGTTCCCAGTTTCTAAACGTTGCTAGACAAGCAGCAGAACTGACTCTTCCGTACCTTGTCCGAGAGGATGAGGCTTACACCAAAGGCGCTAAGAATCTCATTACCCCCTGGCAATCAGTGGGAGCTAAAGGTGTGGTGACGCTTGCAAGTAAATTGATGCTTGCATTGCTACCTCCACAAACTAGCTTCTTTAAACTCCAGGTTAATGACATCAACATGCCTGAGGAGCTAGGACCAGAGATCAGATCCGAGCTTGACTTGTCGTTTGCTAAGATTGAACGAACTATCATGGAATCTATCGCCGCTTCTGGCGACCGTGTGGTTGTTCATCAAGCACTCAAGCATCTTGTTGTTTCTGGAAATGCTCTTATCTTTATGGGTAAGGAAGGGCTCAAGCTCTATCCTCTTAACCGATATGCTGTAGATAGAGATGGTAACGGTAACGTTATAGAAATTGTAACGAAAGAAACAATCTCGAAAAAACTGCTCAAAAAATTTTATCCAGAGTACAAGAATCCAAGCACAGAATCAGTATCTGAGAGTAGCAATTACCGAGATGATGAATGTGATATTTATACACACGTCACTCGGGATAACAACCGTTGGATCTGGCACCAGGAAGTAGACGGTGAAGTCCTTCCTAGGTCCATGAGTAAAGCACCTCTTGACGCCAACCCTTGGCTTGTGCTACGCTTTAACCACGTAGACGGAGAGGTCTACGGTCGTGGTCGGGTCGAAGAGTTCATCGGAGATCTGAAGTCACTTGAAGCACTGTCACAAGCACTCGTCGAAGGCAGCGCTGCAGCTGCTAAGGTAGTGTTTACTGTCAGTCCTTCCAGCACCACCAAGCCCGCTACGCTTGCCAAGGCAGGCAACGGTGCTATCATCCAGGGTCGTCCTGATGACATCGGTGTGGTGCAGGTTGGCAAGACAGCTGACTTCCAAACCGCCTATCAGATGGTTGGCTCTTTGTCCCAACGACTCAGCGAAGCATTCCTTGTTTTGAATGTTCGCCAGTCGGAACGGACAACGGCTGAAGAAGTCAGGATGACTCAACTCGAACTCGAACAACAACTGGGTGGCTTGTTTTCCCTGTTGACTGTTGAGTTCCTTGTTCCTTATCTCAACAGGAAGCTGAACGTTGCTCAGAAGACTGGTGAGATTCCCCGCCTACCTAAGGGTGACATTGTTAAGCCTACTATCGTGGCAGGTATCAATGCCCTTGGGCGTGGTCAAGATCGTGAGAGCCTTGGTCAATTCATTACCATCATTGCACAGACGATGGGTCCAGAGGCTATTCAACAATACATCAACCCTGATGAAGTTATCAAACGTCTGGCTGCTGCTTCTGGTATTGACGTTTTGAATCTCGTTAAGAGTATGGATGAGCGTCAAGCTGAACAACAGCAAGCTATGGCACAACAGCAAGAAATGATGGCTATGCAACAACAGCCTCAACTAGCTGCTGTAGAGCAAAAACGTGAACAAGCGGCTGCACAGATGATGCAGCAGCAACTACAACAAACACCACCTGAACTACCACCAGTTGAATGAGCGAACAATTTACAATGAGCGACGCCGCTCCCGAAGTTAATGAAGCTGGCTTGAATGCTGCTGAACAAGAATCCTTGGCAGTAGCTGAGAGTTTGGAGAGCGGTGACAGCCCTTTGCTGGCTGGCAAATTTAAAGATGCAAGTTCACTTGAACAAGCATACCTTGAACTACAAAAGAAACTAGGAGAACCTAAAGAAGATGTACGGGACGAAGAAGGGGAGCAAGAAACCGAAGCCCCCGAAGAAGTAGAAGAAACTTCCGACGAAGAACCTGAAGCTGAAGCTGAAACTCTTACTGAGGCTCAAGCACAAGAGCTGTTCAAAATGGTCGGCGGTGAAAAAGCTTACCAGTCTATGATTACTTGGGCTGGTCAAAACCTTTCCCAAGCCGAGATTCAAATGTACGATTCTGTGATGGGTAAAGGAGATCCTAACGCTATCTTCTTCGCTGTCCAAGCACTTGCCGCCAAGTACGGTGATGCCACTGGTAGCGAAGGACAAATGTTGTCCGGTAAATCAGCTAAGTCTGAGGACAACAGTTTCCAAAGCCAACAAGAGTTGGTTCAAGCAATGTCAGATCCCCGTTATGATAACGACCCGGCTTACCGCCGCATGGTCCTTAACAAACTGGCAAACTCTGACGTAGAATTTTAATGAACGATACAAACATTTGGGCTAAAGAGCCACCCCTTATTATGTCTGATCATCCCTACGGTGTCCCACACAACGAACGAGCTGAGCAGCTCAACGGTCGCCTTGCTATGCTTGGTGTCATGGCTGCTCTTGGCGCTTACGCGCTGACTGGACAAATTATTCCTGGTATTTGGTAATGCCTCTTAAGAAGGGTACATCAAAAGAAACTATTTCTAAGAACATTAGGCAGTTGACTATTGAAGGCTACCCTTCTAAACAAGCCGCTGCCATTGCCTACAGCAAAGCTGGTAAATCTAAGAAGAAAAAGTAATGGCAAAACGTGGTCTTTACGCAAACATCCACGCCAAACGTTTGAGAATCAAACAAGGCAGTGGTGAAAAAATGAGAAAGCCTGGGGCTAAAGGCGCACCCACGGCTGCTAACTTTAAACGCGCCGCTAAAACTGCTAAAAAGTAATTAACTAATCACATGAAATTCCTTGCTATCCTCCCCGCAACCCTGATTGCTGCTGCTCCCGCATTCGCTGGTCCTTATGCCAATGTGGAAGCTAACTCTGGTTTTACCGGTTCTGACTACAGTGGTACCACGACTGACTTCCACGTTGGTTACGAAGGTTCCTCTGGTGTGCTTGGTTATTACATCCAAGCTGGTCCTTCTGTGATCTCGCCTGATGGCGGTGAAGCAGAAACCAAGTTCACTGGTAAGACTGGTGGTTCGGTTGCTGCAAGTGAGAAGCTTGACATCTATGGTGAAATTAGTTTCGCTGCTGACGCTGTTAACTCCTATGGCACCAAAGTTGGTGTGAAATATAAGTTCTGATTATTATGATTGAATGTCCCCAATGCACCCCGGCGCAACAATACGTCCTAGAACAACTGCAAGTTAAAGCGGAGATCAAAGATAAAGTTGCCCTGGCGGTGATCATGGGTAACATTCAACAGGAGTCAAACTTCCGTCCCAATGTCTGCGAGGGTGGTGCTATCGTCCCTTACGATCGCTGCCTTCGTGGCGGGTACGGTTTAATTCAATGGACTACCCAGAAACGCTATGACGGACTGGGTAAGTTCTGTAAACGATACGGGTGTGATCCTAGTAG